AAGCAATCACAAGTACTACAGAAAGCCCTCGATAACCTTAAGTCGGGAAGAATTGAACTACCTATCCAAGCTGCGACAGCGAGCATTAACAAAGAGATTGAAAAGCAAACTGGAATGCTTTTTACACAAGTAATGCAGCGTCACTATGGCGCAATAGCACAGATTCTACAAGGTGTAGTAAATCCCGTTATACCACCTGAAATCAAGCAGTTTTTGATTGGTAGTATTGGTGGTATGTCATATGTAATGGCCAAACTTCTTAGGGCCTTTGGATATGATGATATTAGTAGAATGCAGCCGGAAAATAAAGTATTAGAACAAATAAGGAGCGCACAAGATAATGGACAACAAAACGTTCAAGGAGCAACAGGACAAAATCAACAAACTCAATCCGGACCTGGCCAAGCTACTGGAGCGCAAACAACAAGTACTTCTGCACCTCAAGCAGCCGGAGCAAGTCCTTCTGGACAGTTATTACAATAGTGTTCTTAGGCAGTTTTTGAATGAACTTACATATAATTTCATTAACCAACAAGGAACTGATATATCAAATATTATTCGCGGTAAAATTCTAATGGTACAAGAACTACTGACATTAAAAGATCGTCTGGAACAAAATGTTAGTCAAGGAGCACAGTGATGGCTTTCGGTAGAAATCAAGAGTTAACAGCAGAGGATCTTAAGAAAGCTGGCCTAGACCCCGCTGATCTAGCGGAGATGAAGGCCAATGGGGTTAAGAAAGCTGACCTAGATACTTTTAAGACAGAATTGTCAACATCTATTGCTGAACAGATTAAGAATAGTATGCAGGAATTAGAGACTAAACTTAGACCTCAGCCTATTAAGAAAGAAGGAGAAGATCAGAATAATAACAATAAAGATCAGCAAGTAGATGAAAATGCTGATTTTTATAATTCTCCTACGGATTATATTAAGAAACAGATGAACCAAGGAGTAGCCTTTACAGCCATCCAGACGACTAAGATTCGTATGGATCTTGCTATGGATCGGGCTAGGGCTATGCTTAAAGGCTTCAAAAATGATACCCTTCGTAAAGAAATTGAAGATGAATGGGCACAATATAAGCCTGAACACCTAGCCATGCAGAAAGACTTTGATCCAGATAAACTTATAACCAAGATTCATAATATGGTTATGGGTAATCATATGGAAGAGATTAATACTGACACTGCCAAGCGTGAAGGCAAGTTCAATATGGTTATGAGTGGTAACGGTGGCGGTGGCGGTAACCACAATGTTGGTGGTGGTGATAATAGTAATAAGAAACCAGAAGACCAACTTACACCAGTGGAATTGAAACAAGCTAGTCGTTATAATATGACGGCCCAAGAATGGCTAGACCAGAAGAAATCTATGGAAGATGAAGAGAATAAGGCATTAGCAGGAGATAAGGCATGACATTAAAGAAACATAGTCCATTACCTGAAGATGAAAATTCAGAGCCAAGAAAGAAAGATGATCCATTATTTGATTGGCCGAAGCCATTTGATTATGATAAGGAACAGGCTAAAATTTTGGGTGTAGATAATCCAACATCAGTCACAGCTACTCCTGCACAAGAAGCCTCTACGCCAACTCCTGAGATTGATGTACAGGCTCTTATTGATGCTGTGACTAAGGATGTTAAGAAGAGTAGGAAAATAGAAGCTAAAGCCAAACAAGATGAGGCTATGGGTGCGGTAGATCCAGATGAATATACTAAAGCCCATCCTGGTGTTACACACTTTCCTAGTAGTGATAGGAAGGCATATACAGGAGTACTAACTCCTAAACAGAAAGAAGAGTTAATTGAACGTCTTCAAGCTAGAACAGCTACGCCTGCTGATATGGCTTTAATTGATGAGTCAATGATTCTTGATCTGCCATATATTAAGGCATCTGACTTTAGTATCCCTGGACAGTATGATCCTAAGCCTAAAGATCCTTCTATCCGTTTTAGGTGGGTGAATTGTGTTAATGCTCTACAAAGTAATATGCAACGTTTCTTGGCCTTGGGCTTTACTCCGGCCTCAAGGGATGATGTTAACGAAGACAAGACTCCCCTAGCAGAGAGTATGATCCACGGCTCAGAAATTAAACAATATGATGTTATTCTTATGAAGATAAATGTAATACAACTCATGGCTCTTTATAAGAGGAACATCATGGACTCAGCGTATAAACTTGACGCTGCTACTTCAGGTAAAATGGGAGAAGCAACAGCAAATCAGGCATTTAGTGATTTGTTGAATAATGACCCTGATGCACAGGCTACAGGAGCTAAGAAAGCTATTGGTAGATATAGAGAAGCTGCTGGAAGAGAACCAGTTACATTTAGTAGACAATAGGAGTTACTATGTTTAGAATCCCAGTCTTATCTTTCGGTATATTTATTTGTGGTTACGGTTTCGATGTAAAACTTCCTTTATGGATTGATATTCATAAGGGTAAAAATCATGGTACATATCGTTATTTGTTTAAACCAGTGATTAAAACTTGTCAGAATATTTTGGGCAAGAGTTTAACCTATTAGGAGATATAGAAAATGGCATCTTTGTTAGCAACACATACTCCGATTGAAGTCGTGGAGACGAAACAAAACACGACTGAATTTACAGATGCACCTCTTGAAAAGGCTAGTCAGACTTTTATTGCAGGTTCACCTGTACAACTTAATGCAGGGTTTGTACAAGCATGGGATGGAACAACAGTAGCAGCAGGGATATATGGTGTAGCAGAGGAAGATGCACACAACCTTGCTAGTAATGGTCTAGGGGCACCTACTCCATTTGGCATTGTGGGATTTCCTGGTACTGGTACTACGTTTGGTAAAGTACCTAACCAAGCTAGTGCTGTGAATATCCCAGAAGGTGCTCCGGCTAGTCTAGGTTATATTGACGTGGCTGAGGCTAACTTTGATACTATCTTTACTGCCCAAACAGATAATAATGGTGGTACTGCTACTACTCCTACACAGGCTAATGTTGGTACTCAATATGGCCTAACTGTAGATGCTAGTGGTTATTGGTATGTGGATTTTGCAAAAACAACTGTTGGCACCAACACTGTCGTAGTAATGACTGGTCTACATCCCATCGACGGTTCAATTGCAAATGCTAGGATTTTGTTTCAATTTACTAAGGCGGCTATGCAGATTGTGGTATAAGGAGGAATATGATTAATTTAAATAATATTGCAAATTTTATGGATCGTATTACTCCTCAATATGTAGCAGGATTATTTGATGGGGAGGGATGTGTAAGTGCCGTTATGACTGGGGCTCATGTGCGATTTCGTGTAAAAATTGCACAAAAAGATCCTACCGTACTGGCACTTATTCAAATTAAATACGGTGGAACATTAGGTTGTAGAACACATAAAAATAGAAATACTTTCTGTCACGATCTTACGTGGGTAGGAAAGGATTGTCTAGATATACTTAACGTTCTTAAAGATCATGTGTTAGTTAAACATGAACTAGTATTGTTAGGTATTGAAATGGCAGAACAATTTCTAAATTATGGATTTCATGAAAAAGCATCAGAAGAAGTCTTAAATAAGCGAAAAGCTATACAAGAGAAGATCACCTCTATCAACTCAACTACCTTTACTAAAGAGGGTTCTTCAGAGGAGGTAGTACAGTGAGCATGGTAAGGGGACAGTATGCACAATTAATGGCGCCTGGCCAGCGTAAAATCTTTCTACAGTGGAACGAGATGATGCAGCGGGAATTGCAGTATCCTGCTGTTTTTAATATTGAAACAGTGACTTCAATGTATATGGACGAGTTCGAGATGGCAGGAACTGGTCCCATGCCATTGAAGCCTGAAAATACACCACTCTTCTACACAAGACTTATCCAGGGTGGTACAATCCGATCAATTCCACTAACCTATGGTATGGCAGCCCGTTCGTCATTTGAATTGCATGATGATGATCAATATGGTGTAATTCAACAAGTACCTAAAGCATTAGCACGTAGTCAACGTTTCACAGAGGAGATGGTCGCCTGGAATATTATTAATCTTGGATTTAGCACTGTTAAGTCAATTGATGGTGTTACCCTTTTTAATAATCAACATCCTTTACTTGGCGGTCCTTCTGCTACTTCTTACTCCCCCGGAATAAGTACTATTATTAGTGCTAATGGTACTTATCCTAACCGTCCTGCTACTGATATTGATTTGTCATTTGCTGGGATTCAGCTTATGACTAATCAGTTTCAGGGAATGGTTGATGGACAAGGGTTGCCGGTTACATACTTCCCGAAATCTATTTTGATTCACTTTACTAATAGATTCTTGGCCCGTGAGTTACTGGGAAGTCCGGGGAAGCCGGGTACTTCTACCAATGAGATTAATAGTCTCTTGGGAGAAGACCTCGGATATATGATTAGCAACTATCTTACTAGTGTAGGCGCTTGGTATGCACTATGTGAGAAGAAAAATCATCACCTTAAATTTGTATGGCGCCAAAAACCTAAGACGGACTTTGATGATGATTTTGACACTAAGGCGCTAAAGGAGTCCGTTGTTAGTCGATTTACTGCTGTACCAACCAATTGGTTAGGAACATGGGGCAGCAACGGGCCTTAGTTCTTGTATTATACGAGGAGGATTATGGCAGTTCACAGTCTAGTAAAATATGAATATCAGCCATATAGTTTCCCTGAATATCGGCACTATGTGGAATGTACTTGTGGGTTTCAATCTAGACTATCTACTAAGGAAGCCGCTCAGTCACAGTTTAATAGTCACTTAGCGGCTCACAACACAAAACTACATGAGTTTCCAGTAGAGACAACTAATGTTGGTGTTACTAGTGAAACTGGTGGTTGGGCTCCGTTTAGTAAGAAAAGTTCAATTAAACCACATACACCTGTAGC